GCTCAACGGCATCATCAGCATGACAAACATCATAAGGCTTAATGGTGCTAAGCTTCTCATGATAGCCTCCTTTCTTTAGAAGGAGGAGCATCGAGACCTTCATATAGAAGATTCGCCTTGTAGCGCCACGTTTGTACCTGACGCTACCAAACAAAACTTATCATCAGCATGCTTCTGTATGAGAGACCATGTCCTAGTTTTAGGGTTCACGAACAGGATGGTCGGCATCAATACGACCTTCTCTCCATCAGTGTTTGTTGACACTGCCCTGATAAAGGGCACCTCGCCAACAAATGTGAGCATGGCGGTAACGTCTTTCTCGGTACCGCATTCGATCTCGATGAGGACAGGGGGCATCTCCGATCTTGAGAACGGTGCGAAAAGCAGGCAAGCTAACGCTATCAGATACCTTTCCACTTCCTGTACTCCTCTCTTAAGTTAATAAACTGACCTATCCATGCGTCCCTCTTCTCATTGAAGACTGTAGCCTCCTCATGATCGTCAACCGCCATAAGGACTACGAGACGACTGACTGGTATGCCAGTTCGCTCCTCAAACATGACCGCATAAGCAGCAGTCTGCATGAAGTAGTTGTGTATCTCGTCCCTTTTCTTCTCCCTCCTTGACGTCTTAAAGTCAATGACTGATAGCTTACCTTTGTACTCAGCTATGCAATCTACGGTCCCTGCTACCTGTAGGTAGTCAGAGTAAAGCTTGGTTTCGAGACAGTGTATATTATTTATCTTATCCAGTTCTGGGACTAAACTATTGAAACTTTCTATATCAAACATTGAAACTTCGGGGGTCTCGTTTGATAGATAAGCTTCGCAGAGCGAGTGTATACTAGTTCCTCTTCGTGCTGATCTTGAAGAGATTCGGTTTGCTTCGTCTTCTCCGACTCGTCTTCTCCATTCGAGGATCTCGTCTTTCTTGTAGAGTCCAGTAACTGCTGTGACTGATGGGTAGGATCTACCTTCCTTGGTTCGGTAGAGACGGCCTGTCTCAGCCTCCACCCTTTCAAGGACTGGTATATCGTGTCTAACATGGTTGAACGTCTTTGTCTTCATATCTCAGTTTGGCAAGGATGTAGTCCTTAACCAAGGAACTCCTAACGATGTCATCAGGTGTAAATTCTATACGAGTGAAGGATTTCATGTGATGCGCGATATCAAAGAACTTGAGTATCCCTGACATGTCGTTCTTTCGCTTGTTGAGGTCAGTCTGCCGATAGTCCCCGCACCAGATGATCTTCGATCTATACCCTACTCGTGTCATGACGGTGTCGATCTCTTCATACGTTAGGTTCTGCATCTCATCGACTATGATGATGGCATCGTCGAACGACATGCCGCGGATAAACGATGTTGAGATAAACTCGATGTGGCCTTGTTCTTCCAACCTTTGATACGCATCGGCCCTACCAAACAACGTCTCGCATATCTGCTGGTAAGGTTGACGATAGATCTCTGTCTTCTCGTTCAAGTCTCCTGGAAGATGACCGACCTCACGAGATGGGACAGCAGACCTAACGATGATGATCTTGTTGAAGGGGTTCAACTTGTCAAGCACCTCTTCGAGGGCTTTGTAAAGAGCGATGAAGGTTTTACCTGTACCTGCCACCCCGTGTAGAGCAACAAAGTAGTCTCCTTGCTTGTAAGCTTCAAAGAACTTTCTTTGGTTTTCAGTCAAGGGATCAAACGTCTTTAGGTCGTCTATCCTGATCTTTAACCCGTTGTTGTTTGCTGCTTTCTTAGCTGGAACGCTCTCTTCACTCGCACTAGATTTCCTAGCCATATATTTCCTCACGTCAGATGTTCATAGCACTTCCTGGTGCTCTTGCCTTTATCTTCTGAAGTACTTCTTTGAATCCACCATCAACCTTACGGACACCTAAACGCACTGGGTCCCCGAGAGCTGGAGCTGCGGATAGTATCGAGATGATGTTGGGGTTTTCTTTGAGGTACGTCTCTCTAGCCGATATCGACATGAACCTCTCGAACTCTTCGCCCGTATCTAAGTTACGAAATTGGTATGTTGGCATTATGGTAAAGGTGTGACTATAGAGTCTATGTTCACTCGTGTTATAGGAACTAACTGCAACTGGGTTAAACCCATTATGTCTAAAGCATTGACGACAATATACCCAGTGCCCAACTCTGAGACATAGATTAACTTTCCTCTATGTACATCAATCGCTTCTTGTACTGTCATCCCTGAAGGTAGAGCATCAACTTGAGATTTTGTAAGGAATATAACCCTACTCGTATCAACGTACTGCTTGGTTGCGGCATGTAAGTTTGAGGTTGGGTTGCCTGACAGAGTCAACAGCCCAGTCATCGTCGTTCCTGACTTCGGAACAACAAGGTTAAACAATGTACCATTTGCAGTACTAACCGCGGTATCAACGTATGTCTTTGTTGAAGCGTGTAAACCATCAGTAGGAGCACCAGACAAGGTTAACAACCCTGTCATGGTACCTCCAGCTTTCTCTAAATAGCCTCCTACTGTGTCGCTTGGCACGTTAGGAGTTTGGATGTCCCATCCCCCATACATTGTGTTATCTTTTGGTTGACGATGCAGGGGTATAAGCTTCAGCTCTGTATTTTCGAAACCAACAGGACCTACTGCTACGGCTCCAACGATGAGGTATATCGTGAAAGAACTTCCAGCATCAACACATATTAACTTACCTTTGAACTTAGTTTCTGCCTCTTGAGCTGAGAGCGAACCGACTAATGTATCAATCCCAGAAGCTCCGTATGCGATAGGTATAGTAGGCCATATCGTTTCGACGGTCGTCTTCAGTTCATTTATGTCAACATACGGCTGATCATCAGATGTCTGTAATAGACCTGTTATATTAGCTCTCATGCTTATCGTTGGAGATGCCATGCTTACCCCATGTTCTGCGTTGAAGTGGAAACCACCTTTCCAAGACGTTTGTTCACTGTCATGAAACACGCTTGGTCGTATTGTTTATTTATCCCCTCCAGAAACCAGTCAGGCATGGTCCTATCTGTCCACCTCGACATAGCACGCTTGGCGCCAACGTAGTAGTTCCTGTAACTAGCGATAGAATCTCCAAGGACCTTGTACTCATCAGGCATCGCAGGAGTAGGTTCGCTGAACACAGTAGTGGTACGAGTGGCAAGAAGCTTTTCGGGCGGCACATACAAAGCACGCAACAGGTTGCTTTCTTCCACCTTATGCAGACGATCATAGCGGTACGAATACTCGTTACAAAGGTGGGTAAGGAGTCGATGCAGCCACGCATAGTTTGCATACGATCTCCTTACCCAAACAGCAGAAGGATGGTTGATGTGCGTAGCGCTGTACAGTACCCCATCTCGGTCGTCAGTCAACTTGTATACGGTCTTCTGACGACCTGAGGAAGAACGAACCTTCTCAGGTACTCCATCCAAGACACGATGCGCAGTTGATAGAAGTTGCGCGTATTCTAGGATCATCTTCACGCAGTGCTTATCATTGTGCATCTGCGCACAAATCTTGGGATCTTCATGAAGATAAAAGATGTTCATCGGTTCCTATCCGTGTCGTACCAATATTCGGAGTGCTGCTCTTCAACGGGTTCATCTTCCCATCGCCTGATGCAACGCATCTTCTTTTCTGGTTCCCACCTCTGTAGGTAATCGTTGTCTTCGTCAAAGACACGAAGGAACTCTTCCTCAGAGATGACGCGATGCGATACGACCTCTTCGCCGATATGGTGCTGAGACATCTCTTCGACTTCTTGCATCACTACCGAATCCAAGGCCCAGTCTTTTTTGCCCTTCGGCACCTCTACTACGTAGCGCATCCTAAACGTAGAGATGCAGTCGACTAGTACAAGCTCTTTCTCCATGGTTTCCTTCCTCTTGATAGTCCATGTACCATCGTGGTTATCTACCCATTCTAACACATCCCCAATTTTCCATCCAACTTCTTCGACGACATCCTCTCCAAGAGGGAGGATATAGTTGCCGTCTTCGTCTTTAAGTATCTCAACTGTCTTCGAAATCATGTTAAACCTCCAAAAACTTCAACTCAAACTCATCTGCTCGATACTCATAGTTGATATAACCACGAGGGTTGCATACAACACGGGTACTACCTATCATGTAATCAAAGGGCTCGTGTGTATGTCCATGTGTCCATAGCTTGATGCGAGGGTTCGCTAAGATGAAATCATCGAGATGCGACGAGTACGCCGAGTTGATGACCCTATCATGAGCGTAACGAGGATGGATCGACAACTTGCTAGGAGAATGATGACCAACCATGATGACCTTTTGATGAGGGTCAGAGTCTTCTAAAGTCTTAGCCAAGAACCCCATCATAGCAAGGTGATCTTCATATGAGTCTTCAGGAGCGAAGGTTGCGGGACGCTCCTTGAACTTAAAGGTATCATCGTCTTCGTACGACTTGAACGACACCTTACGGTTGCTGTTCTTAACACCTCTGTAGTCGTTCATGAGACCGCTGATCATCTGCATGTAGCCTTTGTTACCGCCATCGAAGTTGGTCCAAAGCGTGCCTCCCACAAACAAGAAGTCTCCACACTCGAACGTTTGCTTCTCTAGCATATGAACGTTTGGGTAAAGCTTCAGATGCTTACGTAAGATGTCTTGAGTTTCAGCGAAGTCTCCATGATAATGCTCATGATTTCCCATGACATATACGACAGCAGAGAAATTAGCGCTGCAAGCAGCCATAAACTCATGAAAACCATGGTACCCACGACTATCAGAAACGCCGACAGTATCCACGGGGCCAAGATCAGCAGCAACGCAAATATCGCCAGAAAGTATAAGAACTTCAGCATCTTCGGTGTTCTCAAGTTGAATTGGTCCAAACTCCAAATGGATGTCAGAACATAGAGCTATCCTCATCTTTTACCTCCAAAATCTTCCTAATTTGTGCAAGCTTAAACGCATCCCTTACGGCTCTGCGTTCCTTATCGTGTATCTCTTCATAAGAGAACAACGCGTTGTGGATGTCTAAGTAGCCTGCACATTGTGCTTGCACATATGCTTCAGGACCAAAACCAAACACATCGTATAACACGTATCTATACGTGCCTCGTTTAACCAACTCGCCTTCATGGATCCTACGTGTTACCGCACAGAAAGCTTTGATCTTATCTTCTGCCGACAACGAGTTCCAAAACTCTTCTTGCTCGTTCTCGATCTCTTTCATAGCTTGACTGAAAGAGTTGCTAAGCTCAGTCAGCTCCTGAAGTAGATCCTCTTCAGGCTTCTTCTCTTCATCGGTACTCATTCTCGATCTCCCATTGGTAATGCGTGTTGAGCTCGTCGTACGCCTTCAACACGTTCACAGGAAAGATACCACGACCGTACGACTGCATGACTTGTTCCATCTCTCGCGCGAGAGAACGAGACAGTCGCAGTTCTGTAGCGGTACCAGTAGGATGCGTCTCAAAGTCATTCCACCTAACCATAGTTGTTCCTTTACCAGTTGCTTTCATCAACCAACGTTTGCGTGAACTTTCCTTTTACGCCGTTCACTTCAAGGAAGAAGTGCGCGTAGATTATGAAGCCGATACCACTCGAGTTATCTTCTTCGAGCGTCACGTACCCATCGGGGGTATCCAACTTGTCGATGAGTTGGATCAGCGTTTCAAGATCATCTCTATGAAGCTTCAACTTTTGCCTCCGTCTTAAGTCTCGCGTACAGACGACCCGCGGCAACGGCGACGTCGAAGTTTTTACCATGTCGGTCACAGTACTCGACCAGCGCCTCGATCACGTCGGACGGGATCATCCAGTTCTCGTTCATGAACTGCTCTAGTTTATCTGTATAAGCCATGTGTATCACTCATCAGCTGGGGAAAGATGGACGGTACGAGGACCTTTCCACGCAGGGATCTTTACCTTTGGGGTAAGCAACGAGAAGTCATAAGACTTTCCGCCATCCTTGCGAGGACGACCACGACCACGCTT